TGGTATGCAACTTTAAGTTTGAATCACAACACAGTGCATTACTTAGATTTACTAAATGAAACTGCCTTATAAATACTAGTAGAATCAAAGTGTATTTGTAAGGACACACATGGCATACGAAAGTTCAAAAATAACAGCGGTACCGTATTTTTACGATAAACAACTGCGAAAATATATTCAGCAGTTTATTCGTATCTTTGCAGGTTTCCAAGTTGCTATGCACACAGACAGTGAAGGCAACATTGTGTATCAAACAGTGCCTGTGCGTTACGGCGATGTTAGTAGAATGGCAGCACACATTGTCAGAGAAAACAGTGAAAACATGTTGCAAACAACACCGTTTATCAGTTGTCATGTAACAGGACTAGAAACTGCACCACAGAGTAGGACTTTTCCGCAGTATGAAGAAACCATGCCTGTGTATGAAAAGAAATACAACGAATTTACCAACAGCTACGAAAATGAAATAGGACAGGTATACAGTATCAAAAGACACCAGCCTGTGCCTTATACACTTACCATGCAGGTGGATTTGTGGACATCAAACACAGAACAAAAACTGCAATTGCTGGAGCAAATACTGGTACTGTTCAATCCAACACTTAACATACACACCAACAACAATCCATTGGATTGGAGTACACTGAGTTATGTTGAATTGATCAGCACAACATGGAGCATGCGAGCAATACCCAGCGGTGTAGATGATATCATTGATATCAGTACACTTACTTTCCAACTACCAGTGTTGATCAATCCTCCCGCTAAAGTTATCAGAAACACAGTTATCCACACTATCATTGACAATATAGACGAAGTAAATGATGCAGGATTAGAAAGTTTGAGAGCAGGAGGAAACTACACTCCAATCTTTACCAGCTACAAAGTGGTAACACTGGATCAATACAAAATGAAATTTGAAGTTAATTCCAGCGGAAGTGCAACTGCACAACTATTGAATCAAAATGGCAGTAACCTAGACAGTGCTGGAAATATATTGAGTTGGGAAAGTGTGTTTGAACCATTTGGTGAATTCAGAGATGATGTGAGTCAAATTAGATTGAAACAAACAAATGACCCCGGAGATACCACCGGAGACGTAGTAGGAACAATAACTGTGAACACCAGTAATAAAAACCTACTAGATATTGTATTGGATAATTCAACAACACCCAGCAATACACAAGATCCTGTAGATGCAGTCATCGATCCAGAGTTAAGTTATCCAGGTGATGGAACACTTACTGCGGCAAACACAGGTGATAGGTATTTGATTCTAAAAGATTTGCCCACAGGTGTTGAATGGGCTGGCGCTACTGCCAGTGCTAACGATATAATACAGTACGACGGTGCTGCATGGAACGTTGTATTTGATGCCAGTGCAATCACCAGTATAGAATATACTACAAACACAACTACACTAGACAGTTTAAAATGGACAGGATCGCAGTGGATTAACAGTTTTGAAGGAACTTACAATCCAGGATTTTGGCGACTATACCTATAATGATACAAGCAAGCGGATGTTGTTTTCTAGCCCTCGATACGGGCAGAGTAATGCTACAACAAAGAAGTAAAAATTCAAGTCATCCACTCAAGTGGAGTTTCTGGGGAGGCAAAGCTGAACGCAAAGAACGTCCAATAGAAACACTGCTCAGAGAATGCAAAGAAGAAATTGGTATACTTCCAGATATTGAAAAAGTTTATCCACTGCATACATTTTTAAGTGACGATAAAAAGTTTACATACAATGCTTTTTGTGTTACAGTGTTTGAGGAGTTTATACCCAACTGCAATCATGAAAGCAGTGGTTATGCTTGGGTTGAATTAGGTTGTTGGCCTAAACCTTTACACAGAGGTGCATACCTTGTGCTAAACAACAGAGAAATAACAGACAAAATACAAACTATATACGAGCGTCAAAAAGACAAATTAGATTTACCAAATTGGTTGGATAGTTTTTAATTAATAGTTATATATATCGTTGTCAGTGAGTTGAGGTGTTGGAGTATCACCAGGCGATGTATAAGGTGTTGGCCATACAATGTGCCAAGGACTTTCAACGTCTTGTTGTGGAACGTTTCTCAAAGCCTGCGCATATGTATCTAAAGCAACTATATCATCTGTAGGAGTAGATTCCGAAGAGATTTCATCTTCATATCTGTCAAATTTAGTTTGAATATCCTGTAGAAGTTGATCACGGTATTCTCGTATCCTTTTCCACTCTTCTGCTATTTCTTGTTCATTTTTGTCAATAATTTGCCATTGACCGATTGAATAATTCCAAGTTATTTTTTGAGGCAAATTTCCATACAATTCTAAAGAAGAGTACACATACTGTTTATAATCATTATCTATTGTTGGTTTGTCTGAGGCTATAATCCATCCAGCATCTAATAATTCCTCTTCAGTGAAAGTTTTGTTGTCTGTTCTAGTAGATCCGTCACTCATCCTAATTCTATTAGGAAGCAAAGTAGGATAATCTCCATTCAATGAATATAATTTTGTTAAATCTACCATGTTAATTTCCTTATAAATCCAATTTGGGCATTAAGTTTTCGATTGTTCTAGGATCTACTATAGGATCAGACATAACTATATTGTTTAATGAAGTTATATATTCGTTAATTGTTTCGATTGTATCAACATCGTCTGTTGGATCTAATCCCAATCTAACCTCTGATTTATACCTTTCGACTCTCCACTCTACTTCTTGCAACTTAGTATTTTTTTGTAGCATAATTTCATCCCAAAGTTCTCTATGATGATTATCTATTTCCTCTTGCGTAAAAGCAACTATATCAAACGATGTTCCATTCCATTCTAGCCTTTCATATTCTTGAAAACCTACAGCTTCAACTATCGAATATCCCGCATCAGCAATTTCCTCATCTGTAAAGGTTGAAGGATCAGTTCGTGTGCTTCCATCAGATAAACGTATTCTATAAGGAAGAGTTGTTGGATATGCGCCATTTAGTGAATACAACATTATGCTATTCCTATCCATAAAGCCTCATCGGGATTCTGCGGAATGGTTGATCTGCCTGTTAGTGCATGAGCAATTCTTATTTTTTCCCCTCCTGAAAATGTGTAAGCTGGAGATCTACAAAAGACAGTAGTATTTAAACCTGACCCGCTGGTTTCACGAAACATATAATAAGTACCCGAACTTTGGGATATAGTACCATTCCCAACAGTCATTGCAACAGTAGGCGTTGCAATTCCATCTGCGGCGCCAGTATAAGAAGAACCTGTTCCTGTCGACCAACTAAACCGACTAACATTTGTGGTTGTACTAATCGATGTATAAGAATATCCTGAAACTGTACTAGGAGTTACAGGCAAACCTGTTGTTTGGGCTGCGCTCTGAGCAGTATATGTTTGCCACCCACTGCCACTACCTCCTGTACTAGTATTAAAGACCCATGTTTGTAGAAGTGTGTTACTAGAACTTAAAATTTGAACACAAGCTATAGGAGCATCATTAATATATGTAGTTGTAGCTGTAGCTTTGTGTCCTAAATAAATTCTTCCTGATCCAGTAAATGCCGACTGTTGAACTTCTGCCACATCATATGGACCAGTATAGTCTGCGGTATTCCCCATATATATATCACTATTAATATGCCTGTTACTGTATTCATAAAAACTAGAAGTTATGTCTATACCTGGAGTTGGTTCAGGTGTACCTGTACTAGTATCATTTATGCTGACCGAAGAACTTATGCCAATTTGTGTGCCATTGGTTGGGTGGTTTACCCTCAATTGAAAACTTTCTCCTTGCCCTGTCTCTGTGTATCCATCACTGGTTGCTGTTATTGCTACTGTTCCTGAACTGCCGCTAATAGAAACTGTACCTGAAGTCACATTAACATCCGTTTCTTCTGTGTTTGCGCCTAATACAACTTCCCAAGGTAATACACCCGAAGTAAAGTTTGTTGTTGAAACAGTAAAGGTCACACTACTGCCTTCGTTTACACTACTAACACTTGGTGTGACAGTTGCAGTAGGAGTTATAGAAGTGTCATTTACATTGGTCAAAACTCTAGCAATGTATCTTGAAGAAATTTGAGTGAGAGCATTGAATGCAACACCTATGTAAACACTTTCTGTACCTTCAGTTGTATAATCAGCTGAGAGTGTAGGACCGTTAATTTGAACTGTTCCGCTACCAGTAGGTAATGTTACTGATCCACTATCGTTGGTACCAACAAGATCAGCACTTGTGATTGATCCACCACTAGGAGCACGAGTATCAGGAGTACAAGCCCAATACAGTGTTTCAGAATTTTCTGCATTAAAGTTACTGTAGGTAAGAGTCCAAGTCATTTGATTACCTTCATTATAACTTGTACTATTAGGAGCAATACTAAATGATGCTTGTCTTATTGTACAGAGTTTTTCATAGACAATTCCACTAGTACTAGCTGATAGTCTTACTGTAAATGTATCACCGTCATTGGTTATTCCTGCACCTGTGGCAGCTTTAAAGACATTGGTAAAAGTAAAAACTGCTAATCCGGTACTAGTATTGGGAATTACCGCTGTTGATGTGCCCGTACTATCATAAAAGTCAGCACTAACTGCTGTTCCATTGAATACAATACTGATAGTAAAAGTTTGCTGAGAAAAATAGCCTTCCAAATTGAATGTAATATCTTTGTTTTCGCCGCCGTAAAAATCAGCATTGGTGTCTAATTCACTAGTAACAAACAGTGTTGCCGGATATGCCAGATTATTGTTCTTTCGATTGTATATATCGTATAGTTCACCCACACCAGCACCATCCTCATAAGTTGTGGTTTTTGTACTACCAAGATATCTAAAATTTCTTACTGGCATTTTTTAAATCCTTTATCAAACTGTATAGGTTTGTACTGTTCCTGTATAATTAAATGTGCTATCTAGTACGCCGTTTTTATAAACTTCTACATAGCCATTTAGAGAAGCTTGTTGAATTGTCGGAGCAGTATTACTGGTGTTACTGTTAGGGGAAAGAAATCCTCCACTTCCTGTGTGACCGCCTTGAGTAAGTGTAGCACTAGTTAAAGCAGAGAGATTGGCTGTGCCTGTGAATCCTATATAACCAGAACCACCGCCGCCACCGGCAGAATTTTCACCGGTGCCGCCGCCATACCAGCCACCGCCACCACCGCCTGTTAAGTTTAGGGTTGAGTAGCCGCCGAGACCAAAGCTGCCTCCGATGCTGCCGCTGTTATAAGGAGCGCCTCCTGCGGTCTGAGTTCCGCCGAGACCTCCTGTTCGATTGCTGTATTGTGTACTTGAGGCAGGTTGTTCCCCATTAGTACCGCCGCCAGCGCCGCCATGAGAACAATTGCCGCCTCCGCCACCGCCGCCTGCCACAAGGATAACATTTCCTTGTGTGTTCACTTGAGATGTCAGGACACCTGTATTAGTAGCAACATGAGTGGCGCCTCCACCTGAACCTCCATAATAACCTGATGAACCTCTGCCGCCTCCATTGTATGTGTTAGGTGGCACCGCAGTTACTCCTTGTATAACTGTACCTGCTTCTCCTACTACAATGTAAAATGTTTCTCCAGGAGAAACACTAGTTAATGTTCCTTGTGCATAACCTCCGTCGCCGCCTTTAGCAAGAGGAGTTTGGCCAGTTCCTGAATAATTATTTCCTGGGCCGCCGCCTGCTCCATAAGCTCTGAATTCTATATTAAAAGTTCCCAAAACACTGATATTTGTACTAACTCCATTACTAGCAGTAATTGTACCTGATTGGTTGCTAGATACACCTGAAGTTGTAAAATTTTGATATCCGTAACCGTTTGTTACAGTTATAGTACCACTAGTAGGTGAAATATAGCTAGCAGCGGCACCAGTTACGCTGAAGGTTACACTACCACTAGCCAGATCATTGTCAAAAACTTCCCATTTTAGATTAGATGTGTTTTGTGGTATTTCCCAAGTACTAGGTGTACCTGAGGCAGTATCATGTTCTGTGGCATTGTTTATAGGAAATGTTGATACATCTGAATACTGTTCAAAATCAATAATAAACTGTACTTTTCCTACTCCATTATCGTTTACTTTGCCATACAAAGAATGTATTTGTGTACCGGTATTTTCTAACCACAGTGGTGTACTTTCATCTATCACAGTAGCAGTCAAGCCAATATCTGTAGTATCAAAACTTACAGGTATATTTTCCGCTATAGCAAAGTAAGATGTGCCGTTGTATCCATATAAACTTATTTTCACATCTGATGCTGTATCGTCTACTAGATGTACTCTCACATTTTCAATTTTAGATAATAAATTAAGATTAGTACTTTTAAAAATCAAGTGTCCGTAATCTCCAACAACTGATCCTGCTGGGAAAACCATTAAACTATTTTTTTGTACATTTGCTGGAGAAGAAATATTTATTGGCATTATACTGTTCCTACACTAAATCCAAAATGAGTAAGACTTAAAGAATCCCATGCGCTGCGTTTTCCATTACCGCTAGTAACAGCACCACCCGAGCTCCAAACATTGACGTTATTTTTATCTTGACCTGTACTTGTGTTTGGACCACCTGCTGTCATTTCCCACAGTAAAATCCATTGCCCGCCAAATCCCCAAATTCTAGCTTTGCTAACAGTAGCACCGTTTGTTGCAGCATCTGATGTATTTTCGCCTAGTATCCAAGCATTTCCTGCATTGTTTGAAAAACCATCAAAATCTCCCAATTGACCTTTAAAGTAAAAAACAACCCAGTCACCGCTGTCCGAACTGCCGTCTCCTTTGATTACATCAACAACGCCGCTATCAAAATAATTGTTTGTATTAATAGGTGTAGCCTCAGCTGGTACGTCTGGATCAAATCCGCCGGGCCAACTTCCACTATTGGTATTACTACTAGATTGATTTACGCCAAAACTGGTTATGTAATTGAGCATGGTTCTAGGTCCACTCGGCATGGCAAAATATGTAAAGGCAGTGGCACTTGTAGCCACAATTGGTCCATAATCAGTTACGCTACCGTCGCCAAACATTCTAGCAACATCAGTAACTGAAGCTGCTTCTGCGTTTCTCCCTATTCTGTTGCCTGTACTGTGATAATAATTTGCCAATTAATTTATTTCCTCCCAAGAAGCTGTAGCAACCAAATCACTGCTTGCACTTGCAAGTAACCTTATGCTATCATTTTCTTCTAAATAAATTTGATTGTCTCTGGATATTGCTACCAAAGATGCATCTGCAGGAACAGGAACAGTGTTTAACAACTTGTATGCTGTGCCGCTTTTGAGTAATTCTACTGTTACATCTGCTGATGCTGAGCCGTCTACATTAGCAATCATCAGTGTGTTTATTTTGTAAAGTTTTCCAGAACTAGCAGCATTAGAAACTATTGTTTGATTGGATGTGGTTAGTGCTAATCCAGCGGTTTTCCCAAACACCGAACTTGCGCTGAATAAGTTAGGATTTGCCATTTTGTTCTCCTGTTATGTTGGTATTTATTTTCATTGGATTTCCTTAATTAAATATCTGGGTAAAAGCATAAGTGCTTGCAGCATTCTGTGAACCTACTCTAGCTATTTGTGGCGGTTTAACCCACAATTTGTTAGTGCCATGACCAGACCAATTTAAAACTAAAATACTAGCCCATTTAGCAGTTGATGTTGGTGAGTAAGTGTACTGGCGCACAGTCCAGGCGGTTCCAAGACTACCATTTTCATACCAGTTGTTGATCTGTCTTGTGTCTTCTTGCACCACAGAATTACTGTTACTAGCATCATTACATATGTGTGTTTTTCCAGCTGGCAGTGTAGCGCCATCATACTCTTGTATTCTTAAATATAAACCACTACTACTAGCAACATCCGCCATCGTAGCAATACTGATATCAAATGATTCATTAGCTTGTGAGTTAACTTCAAATGCAGGAAATACTAAACCGATTTGGTTATCAGTTGAACTGTAGAGTCTGATTGCTTCATACGAATAATCGTATTGTACTGTAGTGTTTGTAGGATTACTATAAGCATTCACTGCACCTAATGCAAATGCTAAAGATCTACTGGTTATCACATCTCCTGACAGATCAGGAAGTGTAACAGTTCTATCTACTGTTGCAGATGTCTCTAAAGTTGTTGATGTACCATCTGCTCCGATTTGGAGTTTGCCAACATCAATTTTTGTTCTATCGTAGTGAAAGGATGCTGATGTAAAAGTACCTGTTGATCCACCAACTGGGACAGAACCGTTAACTCGACATTGCATCTCAATGTGGCCATGACGGCTTTGATTCAGATCAAAGCCGTCTATATAGGACGCTATAGCCGTATAAGGCGATTGGAAACCTGCTCCTGCAGTGTCTGTTCCATAGAAATGTAATTTACCAAGCTCATCATTGATAGCAGGGCTACTGCTATTTTTCCACAATATAAGCTCAACTCCAGGAACACCATCATTGTTTGATTTAATGAAAAAGTCTGTAGAATCGCCAGTATCATTATCGGTATCGTTAAAAACTATAGCATCTGAAAAATTAATTGTTGTGGTGTCGATCGTAACAGGAGATTTGAAAGAGATTTGTCCATTGCCGCCTGCATAAAAGTCAAGATTACTTGAAGACACTGAATCAATAGTCTCTCCATAGGAATGAATGATAGATCCATTGCTGTACTGTTGTAGACTCTGACTAGGTCCTGTACCCGGGTTACCCCAAGATATTAATCTAAACTCATTATCATTACCGCCAGTGCCAGGTGGGCCTTTGAGCCATAGTGTTGCATCATTTACACCTTGCACTGTTGTCGTACCATTTTGATCAATGGTCATTCTTTCATTAGTACCAGTGGCTACTTTATCTGTTGCAGTAGCAGTATGAAATCTAATAGACCCACTTGTCCAAGTATTATTAAAGT